ATCAATGACGCCGTGTGCGCCATCAGCCGCGCGAAAAACATAGTCACCACGCAGATGGTAGGCATGGACGGCACGGTGAAAGAATACATCAACGAGGGCGACTACCAGATAAACATCGTTGTCGGTGTGGCCGCCGTCCGTAACGGTGTCATCGTGGACGAATACCCCGAAGACGGGCTGCGCGAGCTTCGCGCCTTTTTCGACGAAAAGGCGGCCATCGACGTGCACAGCGTCTTTCTGGAGATATTCGACATCGGCAGTATCGTGATAAAGAACTTTTCCGTATCGCAGGACACGGCCAGCAATTACCAGAGCGTGAGCATTTCGGCCATGAGCGACGGAGATTATAACGTGTACAGCACGGAGTATTAAACAGTAATTAAACGGCATTCAAACGATGTACAGGCTGACGGCAAAAATAGAAATCACGGGCGCGAAGTCTTGGCGGCTTGAAAAGGTCACGGAGGTGGAAATCACCCGTGACACCGAAAAGCTGACGGACGAATGCCGCCTGACGCTGCCCAAAAAAATCAAGTGGGACGGCGCGGCCGAGATACCCGTCCAGCGCGGCGACGTGGTGAAAGTGTGGCTGGGCTACGACGGTGACTTGCAGCTTGCCTTTGTGGGGTACGTGCGTGATGTGGGTTTTAAGACGCCCGTCGTCATTACCTGCGAGGATGAAATGTTCAAATTGAAGCAGATTGAAGCGAAGAAGAAAGCCTACAAGAGCGTGAACCTTGAAACCCTGCTGAAAGAACAAGGCCTGAACTACCCGCTGCGCGTGATGGGTGAACAGAACCTCGGGCAGTACCGTGTCACAGCGGACACCGTGGCGTCGCTTCTCGGCCATTTGCAGGAAAACGGCGTCCGCTCGTTCTTCCGTTACGAGGACGGCAGCCCCGTGCTTTATTGCGGTGTCCTGTTCGAGAGGGACAGCCGCCCGTCGCAGGTCTTCGCCACGGGGGTGAACATCATCGACGACCAGAGCCTCGAACAGCAAAAGGCCGAAAACATGCGCCTGCGCATCAAGGCGGTCAGCCTTATGCCGAACAATAAAAAAATCAGGGTTGAAGTGGGCGACGCCGACGGCGAACACCGCACGCTCCATACCTACAACAAGCAGGAAGCCGAACTCAAAGCGTGGGCGCAGCAGGAAATCAAACGTCTTAAACGGGACGGCCTCACGGGCAGTTTCAAGACATTCGGTTACAGGCTGGCGGACAAGCTGGACGCCATCGGCATCAAGATAGACGGTGAGAAAAAAGGCGTCTATCAGGTAAAGAAAAATATAATCAAATACGGCACGGGCGGCTTCCGTCAGGAAATCACGCTCGGCCAGCGTATAGGAGAATGAACAATATAAAAGAAACCATCAGGCAGTTGGCACAGGGCGGCCGCCAGAGCGTGAGCCTTGTTTGTACTGTGGACGCCGTGGACAAGACGGCGCGCACGGTGGACTGCACGCCGTTGGACGAAAGCGCGCCGCTTCTGGGCGTGAACCTGCAAGCCAATCAGGAAAGCACGTTCGGCGTGGTGGCATTCCCGAAAGTGGGCAGTTACGTGGTGGTTGGCTTTGTGGCCGACGGTGCTGCGGGCGTGGTGCTGCTTACCGACGAAGTGGAAAGCGTCGAGGTGGCAATCAGCGGCGATACCGCCCGAATTTCGGCCGACAAGGACGGCGTGCGCGTTCTGATGGGCGACGACACCAGCGCGGAACTGACGAAAGAGGGCATAACGCTGAACGGCGGCGGCTTCGGCGGCACGGTCAAGGTCGGGCAGCTGACCGAACGAATCAACGCCATAGAGCGGGACATCAACGACCTGAAAAGCGTGTTTTCTGGGTGGGTGGCCGTCCCGCAGGACGGTGGCGCGGCCTTGTCCGCCGCCGCTGCCGCATGGAGCGCGACCCCGCTTGAACTGACACAGCGGGGTGATTATGAAAACGAAAAAGTGAAACACGGATGAACGGCATACTGATAGACGCGGAAAGTGGCGACCTGCTGATAGAGCGCGGCAGTGTCGTAATCGGTGACACCGACAGCCAGATTGCCGAGTGTGTCCTTGTAGCCATGCGCGGCGAGTGGAAAGAATGGCCGCTTATCGGCGGCGAGATGAAAAAGATGCTTGGCGGCGAGGTGGACGTCATGTGGCGCGGTCAGGTCAAAAAAATGCTGGAAGCCTGCGGGCTTGACGTCGAGAAAGTGAGCATAACGGAAGACAACATTATAACAGTGGAGTGATGGAGGTAAAAGTAAAGGACAGGCAGAGCCTGCTCGACATGGCCGTCCAGACGGCTGGCAGCATGGAGGCCGCTTTCGGCCTTTCGGCCGCCAACGGCGTGAGCCTTACGGACACCCTCGCGGACGGGCAGGTGCTTGACACGGTGGTTGCCGAGAATGCCGACACGGTGCGCCGTTACAGCGTTCAGGGCATCCAGCCCGCCACGGCATTGAGCGAGGAGGAAATGGCCGCGCTTGCGCAGGAGGGCATCAACTTCATGGGTATTGAAATAGATTTTGTAGTAAGTTAAAAATAAGACAATGGCACGTACAATCGCAGAAATCAAAGACAGCATGACGGCCGACCTCATGCGCAATCCCGACGTGGCCCGCGCCTACGGGTTTGAAACAGGCGCGGCCTTTTCCTCGCATTTCAGCAAGGTAAGCGTCGAAAGCCTGCTTTTCTATATCGTCGCCTGTGCGATGTGGGTTCTTGAAAACCTGTTCGACCAGCACAGGCGCGATGTGGAGCAGCGCATCGAGGCCATCATCCCGCACCGTCCGAAATGGTACAGGGACAAGGTTCTGGGCTTCATGAAAGACAAGACCCTCGTTCCCGACACGGATCACTACGACACGGAGGGTATGAGCGACGGCGACATCGAGGCCGCACGCGTGGTGAAATATGCCGCGGCCAGCGAGAATGCGGACGCCTCCATCCTTACCATCAAGGTGGCGGGAGAGGTCGGCGGTGTTCGGCAGCCTCTTGACGCCGACACGGAAATCCAGCTTCTTGCCTATATCGGTGAAATCAAAGACGCGGGCGTCCGTGTGAACCTCGTGAACCAGACCGCCGACGTGTTCCATTGCGAGGTCGATGTGTACTATGACGCCATGCTGCTGCCTGAAACCGTCGAGACGCAGTGCAGGGAAACGATACGGAACTATATCGAAAACCTGCCTTTCAACGGTGAGTACAGCAACATGGCACTTGTGGACGAACTCCAGAAAATCGAGGGCGTGCGCATCGTTGAGATGAGCGGTGCGACCACGGAGGTGGACGGTGAAAGTACCCCTACCGACATAGACGCCCGTTTTACCCCCGCGGCGGGCTATTTTTCCGCGGGCAACATAACAGTCAATATGAAATCTTACAAATGAGTGTGTACGATGTCAAGATAAAACGCCTTGCGCTCCTGCTGCTTCCCACAGCCCTGCGCAAGCCCCTTGTGGCGGCTTTCATGCAAAGCGCGGTACAGGGTTGCAGCGTGCTGCACGGCGAGTTCATGCGATGGCGCGACGATAAGGATTACAGGCTCTGGCACAACGGTCAGGTCTGCCACTTGCGCGCGGTTCTGAACGACACTTTCGACCAGACGGAGCGTCGTATCACCGTGGACGACGAGGACAGCGGCGGGCTGCGCGGCGCACGCCTCTTTACGCGGGACATGGACAGGCATATCCTTGTGCCCGTGCGTGGCGGCGGCAAGGCTTTCATCATCAACCGCCGCGGCTACGGCGGTGTGAGCGGCTTCGACTTCTGGGTGTCCGTGCCGTATGCCCTTATGGGGAAAATCGACGAGACACGCCTTGCCGCGGTGGTAAGCACCTATAAACTTGCCTCCAAACGTTGGACGATAAATTATAATTAAACACTGATAAAAGACTTTTAGAATGGAAACGATAGGTAATTTCCTGACCCAGCCGAACAAGGATTTTCCGCTTGACTGCGACACGCTTGACATGTTGCAGGCGGGCACGGCACTTGTGGCCGCACTGGGCAATATCGCAGGCGACAAACTTATTCTTACAGGCTGCGAGCTGACGAACAACGACACGCAGCGTGCCGCGGGCTATGTGTTCGTCAAGACGCGTGACTATCCGCACGGCGAGGTTCTGCGCTGGGAGGGCGGCAACATTTCAGGTGGTATGTACGTCAAGATGGAGGACGTTCCTGTGAATGCGCAAGGCTTTGAATACCCGAAAGCCTACACGCGTCGGACGCTTGCTGCAGGCGTGGGCAGTGAAAATTTCAAGTGGGCGGACTTCAAGAAACCGAAGACGTCGGCCGAACTTGAAAAGCTGATTGCCGACCTTGCCAAACAACAGTCGGACGCCGCGGCAAAATCCGTCAGCGAGCCGCTGGGCATCGTCAAGATGTGGGCGGGTGTGAAAGTCCCCGAAAATTACGCCCTGTGCGACGGCGCAATGTTGAAGACCAGCGAATACCCCGAACTTTACAAAGCCCTCGGCACTGCTTTCAACGCTGGTGTGAACTACAACGGTACGCGTTACACCACGCAAAGCGGTTTTTTCCGTCTTCCCGACCTGCGCGGTCGTTTCATCGTGGGTTATAACGACCTCGATGACGAATACAAGAAATACGGCAACACGGGTGGCGAGAAGAAACACGCCCTCACCATCAACGAAATGCCGAGCCACACCCACCCGCAGAACCTTTGGCAGGAGGACAGCGGCACATGGAAAGGCGGCGGTCGCAATTCCTCGCCCAATTCAACATCGAAACATGACAGGACGGTGCAGTTCGGAAACACGAACGCCACGGGCGGTGGCGCGCAGCATGAGAACCGCCCGCCGTATTATACCCTTGCCTACATCATGAAAGTACGATAACCCGATAAAAGAACACTATAATGCCAATAAGAAGCATCGCACAGTTAAAGGCGTGGTTCCGTCGCGGCAAGTACCCGACGGAGGAACAGTTTGCCGACTGGCTCGACAGCTACGTCCATAAGGAGGAAAGCAAAATCCCCATCGCGCAGGTAGAGGAACTGCCTGAACAGCTAAACGGCAAATACGCTGCCACCGCGGGGCAGGAGCTGGAACGGCAGCACCGTGAATTGAAAAGCGACTATGACGCGCACAAGCAGTCTTCGGCCGAACAGTTTGACAACATCGCTGAGAACATCGAGGAACTGGAAGCCACTGACGAACGGCAGCAGGAAGAAATCGACGCTCTGGAGGCCGAGGTGGAGAACATCCATAAGAAAGACGCCGCGCAGGACAAGGAAATTGCCGCGCTACATAAGACGGACAGCGACCAGCAGGCTGAAATCGACACGGCCAACGCCAATCTGGAACACCTGCGGAAGCGTCTGCACCCGACAGCCGTTTTCGGCTCTCTGGAAAGCACGTTTTCCGCGCTTGGCGCGAATTACAGCACTTTGTGGGCTTTGGCTAACACGCTTAAAACCTTTCTGGAAGCAAAGGACACTGCGGACAGCACGATAAACCGCTGGCAGGAAATCGAAACCTTTTTGCAGGGCATTACCGACACCGAAACCCTTTCTGGACTGCTTGAACAGCTTGAAAAGGACATCACCACTGCTTATGACAGAGCCATCGCGGCCGCTGTCAAGGTGGAAAGCGACAGGGCAAAGGGCGCGGAGGCCACGCTGCAAACGAACATCGACGGGGAACGCCAGCGCGCGGAAGCGGCCGAAACGGCACTCGGAAAACGTATCACCGACACGAAAACGGGATTGCAACAGTCCGACGCAGAAATACGGCAGGACATCGCTGCGGTGCGTCAGACCATCTTTGCCATACAGGCCGACAGCGCGGGGCGCGTCATTCCCCTTGTCATGACCGTGGAACCTCCGCGCCGCATCACCTACGGCAACCCCGTGAAACAATACATCAAGGCCAGCCTGCTGCCGCAGTTCGCCGTTCAAAACGTGCTCTGGCTTTCCGACGGCAAGGCCGTGGACGTTGAACCCGACGGGGAGGTGGTTGTTCTGGGTCTTGGCAAAAGCCGCGTCCACATCATCCCCACCGAAAACACGGCATTGCACCAGACCGTCACGGTCGAGGTCGTCAGGCCGTCTTTGATAAAATCAGGCCATGCCTCGCTTTTGCTGGCTGGCGCAAACGTATTATTATTCACTTAAAACCATCATTCAAATGGCATTAAACGCAAACGAAGAAGAAAAAGTCCGCCAGCTTCTGACGGCTTTTGAGGGCGGCAAGCGCATCAACGAGCTTGACGCCGCCACGGGCAGTATGTCGGACATGCAGGTGGCCGTGGTCGATGAGAGCGGCGAGACGCGCCGCATGAACTTACAGGAGGCCGTTCAGACGGCAGGCAACCCCATCGCAGGCCGCTGGTGGGACGAAACGGCCGCTACGCCCACCGCCGCGGGGTATTACGGCTCTTTGCAGGCCTTAAAGGAACTGCCTGCCAAATTGGGTCTTGGCCGCTATCTGGTTACAGACGACCGCAAGCGTCGCAAGCTGGATGCCGCGGACAGCACCCGTTTCGACGACGGCAGCCCCGCTAAGCTGGACGGCACGATGGGGCAGTGCATGTGGTGCTGGAACGCCCACTACTTCACCACTTGGACGGAGGGCAACCGCCGCATCCAGACCGTCACGTTCCAGCCCATCAAAGGAAAGAACAGTATCTACGTTCCCGCAGGCGGCATTTCGTGGATTGATGCGGGTGTGATGGACAGAACCGAACAAAAACTGTGTTCCGTCATATCCACCGACCCCCGTTATCGTGGCGGTAACGGCAACGCACTGGGTGATAATTACCCGCTGGCGGCCGATGCTCCGCAAAAAACGATGCTGGGAATGCCCGCCACGGCATTAAGTACAACGGCTTTCGGAACGTATGCCCGCAAACGCGGCGAGGGGTGGGAGGCTAACTGGTTTGTCGCCCGTGCGGTTGTGGAATACCTTTTCGAGATAATCATGGGCACGCGCAATTCGCAGGCCGCTTTCAACGCCCAGCTTGATGCAAACGGCCTGCGTCAGGGCGGTTTTGGCGCGGGTGCTACGAACATGCCCGATTGGGGGAATTATAACGGCTGGTATCCCGTCATTCCCACCAGCGTGGGGCTTGAAATGGGCGACGGTGTAGGACTTGTAGATCGGAAGAGCGTCGTGTA